GCATCATTTGGGCTTTACAAGGTAGGTTCGAACATGGCAGAATTGTGTTAAATTCCGAGGGAGATTGGGATGAGTTTGTCGACCAGTTAATCCTGTTCCCCGCCCAAGGAGTTCACGATGACCTACCAGACTCTCTTAGTTACATTGACCAACTTGCTGTTACATCCTATTTTGTTGAGGATGACAGCGATGAATGGCAACCGATAGATATTATTTCAGGGGTCTAATATGGATCAAAACGAGTTTGATGAACCAACACAGAACGATAAAGACTTAACGTCATTCGTTATTGACCACTGTGATCGTTGGAGAGACTACCGTAATACCAATTTCCTTGAGAGCTATCTTGAATACGAAAGAATTTTCCGTGGTGAGTGGGCAGCAGAAGATAAGACAAGAGAATCCGAGCGTTCAAGAATCGTTACTCCCGCCACCCAACAAGCCGTAGAAACCCGTCATGCTGAGATCATGGAAGCTATTTTTGGTCAAGGCGAGTTCTTTGACATTGAAGACGACCTTAAAGATGTAAACGGCAATCCTTTAGATGTTGAGATGCTAAAAGCTCAACTGATGGAAGACTTCAAGCAAGACAAAATCCGTAAATCCATCGACCAGATTGAATTGATGGCAGAAATCTACGGAACTGGCATCGGTGAGATTGTTGTTAAGACAGATAAAATCTTTGAACCCGCTACTCAACCGATTCCTGGTCAAACTGGCCAAGCCGCTATTGGTGTTGTAGAAAAAAGTAGGGTTGCCGTCAAGATTGTTCCTGTAAACCCTAAGAACTTCTTGTTTGACCCCAATGGAACATCTATTGATGACTGTATGGGTGTGGCTATCGAGAAGTATGTCTCTATCCACAAGATCGTAGAAGGCATTGAAAAAGGTATATACCGTAAGGTAGATATCACAAGTAGCTACGAAGACACAGATTTAGAGCCAACTCAAGAAGTTAGCCAATATCGTGATGAAAAAGTCCTACTTCTGACCTATTACGGGCTAGTTCCTCGTGAATACCTGACAGACAAAGAAGATGATGTAGCAGTATTGTTCCCTGAAGACAGCTACGCAGAAGAATATTCAGACATGGTAGAGGCAATTGTTGTGATTGCCAATGATGGGATGCTTCTCAAAGCAGAAGAAAACCCATACATGATGAAGGACAGACCAGTTCTTGCCTATCAGGATGACACTGTGCCAAACCGCCTATTGGGTCGTGGTACTGTGGAGAAGTCTTACAACATGCAAAAGGCTATTGATGCTCAAGTGCGTAGCCATTTGGACTCTTTAGCCCTGACTACCTCTCCTATGATGGGATTAGATGCTACTCGCCTACCACGGGGTGCTAAGTTTGAGATCAAACCAGGCAAGGCGTTCATGGTTAACGGCAATCCCGCTGAGATTCTCTATCCATTTAAGTTCGGTGAGACAAGCCTTAACAATCTATCTACTGCTAAAGAGTTTGAGAGAATGCTTCTCCAAGCTACTGGCACGATGGACTCTCAAGGCATGGTTAGCCAAGGAAACCGTGATGGTGCGGGTATGAGTATGGCTGTTGCCACAATCATCAAGAAATACAAGAGAACACTGGTAAACTTCCAAGAAGACTTCCTTATTCCGTTCATTCAGAAGGCCGCATTTCGATTCATGCAATTTGACCCAGAGCGTTATCCATCGGTTGATATGCGGTTTGTCCCCACAGCAACACTTGGAATCATTGCGCGTGAGTATGAACAACAGCAGTTCATTGGTCTACTTCAGACTCTTGGCCCGAATACACCAGTTCTGCCATTGATCTTGAAGGGCATCTTGAATAACTCTAGCTTGAGCAACCGTTATGAACTGATGGGTGCTTTGGATCAGATGAGTCAACCTGACCCACAAGCTCAAGAGATGCAACAAGTTCAACAACAACTAGCCTTACAAGCGGCACAGGCTCAGATTGCTGTACAGACTACACAAGCAGAGCAAAATCGTGCTGAAGCTCAGAAATTGGCAGTTGAGACACAGTTGATGCCTCAAGAGTCTCAGGCTAAAACAATGTCAGCAATGACTAAGAACTTGCCTACTGATAACGAAGAAAAAGCGTTTGATAAACGAGTTAAGATTGCTGAATTGATGCTCAAAGAAGCTGATATAAAGACTAAATCTAAGATGGTTGAGTTGCAAATGGCTGAGAAAAACAACAAAGTCGCGGGTATGGAGGAAGACTTCCTAGACCAGTTGACTAAGGAGTTGAACAATGGACGTTGAAAGCCTTGCTAAACAGTTAATTCTGCAAAACATGACTCCAGAGCAGCAGACCGCTGTTTTGGATTCAATTAGAGCTTCTGTTACGCAAGCAAAAGATGTCCAAAAGCAACGCATTGGTGAGAACGTACAAGTAGTAGTACAGGCTTTAAAGAAATTAGAAGCTGACATCAAGGCTCGCTACGATGAGACAGGCAAAGCCATTGAAAAGCGTGTTGCCACCATTAAAGATGGTAAAGATGGCCGCAATGGTGCGGATGGCAAGGCCGGTAGAGATGGTCGATCAGGTAGTGATGGCGCTACTGGCCCACGAGGTGCTGATGGCCTCAATGGTAGAGACGGTCGTGATGGAGACGATGGTGTTTCCGTCACTGACGCACACATTGATTTTGATGGTAGCTTGGTTATTAGCCTGTCTAGTGGTCGAGTTATCAATGTTGGTGAAGTTGTAGCCCCTGATGTAGCAGAAAAGATCAAGATCATTGCCAATGGCGGTGGTACTAGCCAAACAGTCATTGATGCACTAGCAAGCCTACAGACTCAGATCAACAACCTAATCCCAAGTCAGACAGGCAATGCCGGTAAGTTTTTAACCACCAATGGCACAATAGTTTCGTGGGCAGAAATTGTAGGTGGCTTGGACTATCAAGGCACATGGAACGCAACAACCAATACACCAACTCTTGCTTCTGGAGTGGGTGTAAATGGTTATTACTACGTCACAGCTACAGCCGGATCTACTAACTTAGATGGAATTACTGATTGGCAGATTGGTGATTGGGCAATTTACAACGGCACAGCATGGCAAAAGATTGACCAGACAAACTTGGTTACTTCTGTTGCGGGTAGAACTGGCGCAATTACTCTGGCAAACACTGACATCAGTGGCTTGGGTACGATGTCTACTCAAGCATCAAGCAGTGTGTCTATCACTGGTGGCTCAATCACTGGAATCACTGATTTGGCCATCGCTGATGGCGGTACTGGTCAATCAACTGCTACTGCCGCATTCAATGCGCTTGCACCATCTCAAACTAGCAACACTAACAAGTATCTGAAGACTGATGGGACTAATACTTCTTGGCAAGTAGTTCCAGAACCCGCTGCCGCTACGCCTACTGACGATGGTTTGGTTTATGGTGTAACAAGTAGTACGACTGGACAAGGATTTTCTGGTTTTGCTGATTACACGACACCTTACATTCTTTTTAGCACTGGTACTGGTGTTCATGTTTTCTTTGCACAAATACCACTTACACCACCACCTGGTGTTGACATTATTGGTGATTGGAATGCTTGGGTAGCCGCTAATGTTGATGTTGGTGAGCCTATTTATGGTCAGTTGGCCGGTGGTTCTAAATTATATTATGGGCCTGTAACATCAATTACTGGTGGAAGTAGCGGTATTGATCCTGCTTTTATTTATGTAAGCAATCCAGACGGAAACCCAGGAATTCCATTTGTTTATCCAACTAACTTTACGTTTAGTTCGCCAGTTACTGCTTTAAATGGAAACACATCTTTAGGCTATCAAAGCAACAACAGTGGTGGTAAAAATACTGTCGTTGGTTTTGGTTCTGGCTCTACCATTACATCGGGTTACAACTTAACCATTGTTGGTTATGACTCAGAGCCATCTTCTGCCATTGTTGGCAATGAAGCCACATTTGGTAATTCAGCTACGACAAACACAAGGTTGTTTGGTTCGTTGGCAATGGGTGGATCATCTACTGGCACAACAGGACAAGTTCTAACATCTGC